ACCCCCTAAAGGGGGCCCCCAAGATGGCAATCAATATGTTTGGCTAAGTTGTAGTATTTATTAACAAGATTTAACAATGTCAATATCGCCGATTTCGTCGATCATACCCTGGTTAGCAAGCGCAGCACCAGTAGGAACATTGTACGAGTGAATACCAACAGTTTTATCACCAATTGGTGATCTGACTGGTCTACACACATACGTATTGCGAGTTATAACACCAACCTTAGTACTAGCGAAAGTAGGTTTCGCAACACCGGTAGTGTCATCTACAACAGCACCCCGCAATGTCCACTGGATCATTGTAGTGAGTCCCCCAATGGTGAGATCACCATTGGTTGTTGCATGATCCAATTCCGATGTCTTCATCCTCTTGTTCGCTATAATGTGCAAACGCATCTTATGCGTTGCACCACTCTCCAAGTTAATTTCGACCTTTTTTTTGAAGGTGTATGCTTGCTTAATGTATTCATTAGCTTCCTGGGGAGACGATTTTGGTTCAATACGACTCCCGTAACCTGCAACACCTAAGTTTAGAGGAGCGGTAAGCAAAGTCATAATCCCTTTGCCATGTCCTTGTTGTTGTAAACCACGAGCCCAGAGGGTTTCAATATGATCTTGAACCCCTGCTTTCGCAACGTAAATATAAGCGTGAAGTGTCTGAGCAGTGTCAGACCATGACGCAAGTTCGATGTCCATGAACATGTCTGTTATTACAAACGCATCAGTAGTAGGATTGGTTGTCGCTCCTAAATAGGGTCCAGCTGCGGTACCCAATGTAGGATTCAAAAGCCTAACACCAACTTGAGACTGTAAACCAGTATAACTAACACCTGAAGAAACATTGATCTGTTCGTATGTACCCATTGCCAAAATCGGCGTCGCTTGCGTTCCTGCGATACTATTGAAAACTTCATTGTGAGTCTGCGTGTAAAGCCACTTCCCAGAAGCGCATTTTTGAGGTTTTTGGTTAATGACAACCGTATGCGACGAGTCGCAAATGTCATCCGACCTGCCAACCACACGAAACTTATTCTTCTTCTTGGTCTTGGTCTTTGTTTTCGACCGAGACTTTCTCTTGGTTGCTTGCTTAACCGCAATAACAGCTCCAACAGCTTTTTTAATGTGTTTAAAATGCTTTCGAATAGACATAAAGAAGTAAAGAAAATGTGTTATATTTAATCTTCTAACTAAAGCTAAAACAGTTTCTTCATCAAGTTCTGGGTACCAAGTTCTTGGATCAAGATTGGAAGTTATCCAGATTCGCTCGGCACATAAGGGGACGGAACTTCCTTTAATTTCCACGTTGACAGGATACCTGTCCAACCATCGCAACAGGTGAGACACATCGATTCTTCCTCGAAATTCATCGAGTACAACATTTCTCTGGCCATTGTACCCACACCAAAACTTGGTGTTTGGATCCTTAGTGTAAGCGTCCATACCTGCTTCTTCCCAAGCTCGCCTTGACTTGCCAGTTCCAGTCCGACCCCAGTAAACTGAGCAAGTTCTGACCATTCCAACCGGCTTCGCGTTGTCACTGCAGATCGCCCGGATAGTCCGGTAAGATTGAACTCGAATCTGAGCAGGTATCCCGGCAAGATCCCCGGCAACTGCCATCTCCCAGATTCGTTCCCAATCGTGGGGACAGTTTCGCTTGACGGGGCGCTCTCCGAGTTCGAACTAAGTTCCGGCGACACGGGTGTCTTCTTTCCAGACATAGTCACTTGCTGCAACACTACGGGAGATCTCGGCGTGGATGCCGGTGCCGAAGATTGAGGTAACCGCGGCCAGAGAAGCCTTCTTGCCGAGCGCCAAGATGACCTGCCAATGGATGTACCCGTTAGCTCCGCATTCGAGTTGTCCTCGAATCCAGGTGACCGACGAGGGTAGATATGGCGTGAACCCATGGTGGGGGATGGTAAGCAGCCAGTAAATCCCTTGTCTTCGTGCCATGTCATTTTGGAGATGCATTTCCCTCCTAATTCTCGTCTTTATATACAAGGTGTGGCTTGCTTCACGTGTTTTTAAAAAATTTTTAATTGGTCAAAATTCGCCGAGCGACTTCTCATTGGTCAATTTTTTTCCAAAAATCGGCCCACCTTCGGCGGGCCGAGGCGCTTCGCGCCAGGGTTGCGCCTTCGGCGCTGCCGCTCCGCGGCCTGACGGGGGTGAGCGGGACGGCGGCCAGGCGGGGGTGAGCGGGTCCGCATTGAGAATGAGAACCCGCGGCCTATAGGTAATACTTAAATTCTCAAGAGAATTTGTGACCTATAGGCTTTAAACCTAGGGTTAGCCCTAACCCTAGCCCTGGCCCTAAACCTTACCCTAACCCTAATCGTAGTTGGGTAGTGGCCACCCCCTAAAGGGGGCCCCCAAGATGGCAATCAATATGTTTGGCTAAGTTGTAGTATTTATTAACAAGATTTAACAATGTCAATATCGCCGATTTCGTCGATCATACCCTGGTTAGCAAGC